GCCACTCAATCTTAGCATATCCATCAGATCCATTAGAAGAACTGACACCATTACTACTGACACCAGATCCACCTTCTCCTACACTAATCTGAATACTAGATTGACCTGCGAATGCATCTGATGGGATCTGTACGATGTAGAGACCACCTGATCCACCGCCACCACCACCAGAAGTCCAGTATCCTCTGTCTTCAGTAACTGTTGCTTTAGCGTATCCATTGTCACTGTTAGTATTACCTTGAGAAATAACACTAGTAAAATAATTTGTTCTCATAGCAGAGACACCACGGTAACCACCATATCCTTGTTCGTGACCACCTGATCCACCGCCACCAGCACCAGCAGAACCACCAGCACTGTCACCAGCACGACCGCAGCCTCCACCGCCGCCGCCTCCGCCGCCACCAGTACAACCATATGCACCACCAGTGGAACCACCACCAGTAAATAGTGTTTGACTTGTTTCAATAACACTATCGCCAGGATTAGGATTGTTTCTACCATCCTGACCACATGTTCCTTCACCAAATCCACCACCTCCACCGCCGCCACCAGCGCCAGCGATGATTGTGTTACCAGATTGTAGTCTTAAAATAGTAGCAGCACCTCCGCCACCACCATCATTGTTGTTATGACCATCACCTGCTCTTCCACCTTTACCAGAGTGTGCAGCATCTGCAGATCCATTATATGTTCTTCCCCATTGTCCTGGTTGTACAATGAATACAGTACCCGCTGTTGGATTACCATATGCCAACTTCATGTACTTACCTTTACCACCTTCACCAGCAGCACCACAACCATTTCCACCGTAGTTACCACAGTCGCGACCACCACCACCTGCTAACTCCCATGTGAGAGCAGTAATATCATAGTTAGCATTAGTTGGTTGTAGCGTCCAAGTTTGACTAGTGCCACCACCATAGGTGAAGTTAGTTTCTACATTTGCACTATCAACGATAGGTGCAGATCTACCTTTTGATCCATTTGCACCCGTTGTATTTGTGCCCGCTGTACCCTCTGCTCCATCAGGGACAACACTAGGATCACTTAAATTTTTATTCCAATACTGTCCAGCACCACCATCTCCACCATTACCAGTAGATCCTGCACCATTTTGAATTTCTGTGCATTGACCAGCAATACTTCCTGACAGTGATTGTGTTCCAGCAGCACCACCAGTTCCACCACTATTTGTGCTAGCAGCATTTCCACGGGATCCGCCACCTGCAGTAATGTTTAGAACAGATCCACCAGAAATAGTAAGTGATGAACCACCACCATTATTACCTTGACTAGTATATGCTGCACCTGATCCACCACCACCAACTAATGTAATGGTTGCCTGATCAACATCAGATGGTACAGTAGTGTTATAATTTCCTGCATTAGTAAATTCTGCCGCAGTAGTATCGTAGATAGGAACACCATCAGTGGTAATCTGTCTACCACCAATCAAACTAACTCCAGTAAACTTTTTAACTGTTGGTGTAGCATATCCTGTTTGTTCAATATATGAACCTGCACCTGCTCCACCTGATGCATAGTAATAGTTTTCTTCTTTGATAGAACCAGATCCACCATCACCACCACTCCAGTTAAAGATGTCGTATGTACCAACACTACCATCTAGAATAGGTGCTTTAGATAGAACGTGAGTGTGGTTGTATGCAATACCGCCTGGTGGTAAGAAAGAATTGACTTTACCTGTAGATGGTTTGTATGATACGATGTATCTGTCACCCGATACTGCCTGTGGAGATGGAGAATCCTGTGGTGCTTCAGTGTGAAGCAAGAAATGTGAGTGCTGTGGAGCACCAGAAATTTTCTTCTCTTGTAGTGTTACACTAACTACCTGACCACCAATAATTGTTGCTTCCACATTATCAACAACATTAGTATATCCAGTTGTTGTAATATTACCCAAAGCAAACTGATCTTTCTGGGTCTGTTTATCCATGTACCAGTTACCATCTATGGTATTGATACCTACACCTAGTTCAGAGTTACCAACGTTTGGTGTGTTAGTACCATAGACAGGACCATTTCCTACAATTCTCTTTGCCTTAAGATCAGGAACTTTAAATGTTCCCATGTTAGTATCTGGCCAGTATGTAAATACATTGGTTCTATTGATTGATTGAATAGCACCAATGTCTTCGTTAAGTCTCAATGCATATGTTGGTGTCGTGCCACCATTTGAAGATGAGAAAGTAACTACTGGTGGATTTTGTGGATCATATCCTCTACCAGGATTAGTTACCTCTACACCAGTAATGACACCATTAACTACAGTTGCAGTAGCAGTTGCTTGCACTGGAAGAACACTCTGATATACTTGATTAGCACCACTAGGTGGAGCATCAATAGCAACAGTTACAGTTGCTCCCCATCCAGCACCACCGTTGATGATATCAATTCCATCACTAGCAGTGCCACCATAGTCATTTCCAATCGCTTCATATAGAGCAGGATAATCAACAATATTATACTCTGAACCATCACAATAAATGTAACCTTCATACTGATACTCTGGATTGTTCTCTGGTTGAGCGTCTCCAGAAACTTCAGTATATTTTGTACTGCCACTAGGACCAGGCACTAGAGCAGGAACATTAGAGTGATCATACGATCCTTCTACAGACTTCAGTGTCTGAATGATCGTACCAATAGTTTGAGTATCGGGGAACTTATCAGTATAATAGTTCTCCCTTCTATTTCTATATGTGGGATTAGGTGCTACTGTCATCGTCTTTAATACTTGATAAGATATTCCATGATGATGTAAGGACTGGTAACCTGATCAAGTGAAGCAACTTGATCGGTTTGTAGTGTCAATGTCGTTTGTAGATTGTCAGGGGACAATAGGAAACCATTGGTCTTAATTTTGTATGTATGTGTATTCTGGGTCAGTAGAATTTTGTGTGCGTGGATGGTTGGATCTCCATCATTCTGCACTAATTCATCAATCTCAGTAAATACGTTATTGACCTGAGGAAATGATGTCTGTGATTTTGATGCTCCGTTACTGTTAAGTGGAACAACATCAGATAGACTGGTGCTGTTATAGTCTACAGGAACACCAGTTGCACCAGTAACATAGGTAGCAGGGACTGTACCAGTATCATTATAATTACCTGCACCTTGCTGACTACATGTACCAAATCCAAGACCGAAACTAATGAAGTTTGGTGGTGCAGCAAAGTCAACGTCTTCTAAACTAAAACTAGTTGACTGTGTTAACAAACATTGATATCTTAGTGTGTTTAGACCACCAGAACCAGATAAGTCATAGCAGTAGTTTGAATACACAACCTCAAATCCAATATTAGTATCAATTGGGTTAGATCTTGACGTTTGTCCAGATGCAATCGCCCAGCATGGTGGTTGGTTTGTACCAGCACCTTCAGTGCTACCACCATTAGGATATTGTGTATTATCTAACCAATCATCAATAGGAATGGTTGTTGCTGCAAATCTATAACCAACACCTTGTGATCTTGCCTCAGTGTCTTCGTTGGTAGTTTTAATTCTCAATCTGTTTGTGGTTGAGAAGTGCATGTGTGAATGCAATGCTAAACTGTCTACTGCCTCACTGTCAGTAAATCCACTATTATTTGCACCTTTTGACCATGCTGGTTTACCTTTTAGTGCAATCTCTTGTGATGGTACATTGAATGTTCCAGCATAAGAAACAGGGATGGTTGTAGTATTTCCTACTGTTGTACCTGCAGTTGGTGTAGAAATGATGCCCATACCAGATCTACGGCGCTCAGTCTCACTCTGATCTTCAGTTACAATATTAATATATGTACCAGCAGAAGCACCTGTGGTTGGTTTAGGATATTTGGAACCTAAATCAGGAACAATAAACTCATCTTCGTCTACATCGTCAATAATATTATTACTAATGTCACGCCTAATAAACTTAGATGCACTCCCAACGCCAAGTATTTCAGCGAGTTGGGGATAGTCCTCTGCTTTGTAGATGGATCCATCACACTTCAGATATCCAGCGGGTAAAAGATTGACATTTGCTTCATTATTAGGATCATCACTAAGCAATTCTACTGGCCATACAATAATACTACCAGTTCCAGATCCATATTTTGATCTTTCTTTTGAGTAATGTGCTGCCATTAGAATGCTTTAATTAAGAACGTCGTAACTAGCGCAGGCATTGATACCTCAGCAATAATATTTAGGGCGTCATCTATGTTTTCAGGCGCTACGGTGCCTAAACTAATATTATTTACAGCAAATACTGTAGGTGCCGCCAATGATCCTCTAGATTGGATCATCTCAAAACTACCATGGTTATGACCCAAGAAAGAAGAACTATTTGGATCTAACTGAGAGGTAATGTTGTTTGTCGTAGTTGGATACGTTCCGTGCTTAAAGCTAAGTGTTTGACCTGTTAATGCTGTAGAGTTAACTGTTGGTTGAGATAGGTCAAGAGTATAAACATAGTTTGCACTATTACTACCTTCTCTAGAAATAGCAACAATTTGTGTGCCAGGTGCGACAACACCATCTAAGTATACCCACATGAATGGTACAATATTGTCTAGTGCAAATTCACCTGATGGAGCACTATTAAGATCAGTTCCTGCAGGTAAATCAATAGAACTAGTAGTTGGTGAAATGCTTACATTAGTAACAGTATATGGTGGTGCAGTGTCTGGATCATAGTTTGTAGTTGGACCAAAGTAGTTTCTTCTATTAGCAACCTCTAGTGGTTTTGGAAATAGACCAGACCATGCTGGTTGCTGGTGATTTTTATTTGGAACAGGAACATCATATGTTGCAGTATATGCACTACCATTAAACTGATACTGCAAATCATTTGCTTTAACTAGACCAGATGGATGTGACTGTGCAGGTGGCCACGATGCTGCAGGAACTTGAGACCAGTAGGTAGATCCTTCAAAATTATAAAATCTATCTGTTGTTGGTAGTGTGAACTCGTGCTGTTCATCGCCGTAATATGTAATAAGATTTCTACCTTGCTGCCATGATGGTGCAGTAGCAGCATTTGTTAACTGACATTCCGAATAACCATAGTCACTAACACAGTTACCAGAGACACCACCACCAGTAGTAATACCAGATGGTTCAAATGGATGTGGTCCAGCAAATTGTGCTTGTGCTCTACTATATGTGCCAGGATGTGAGTGACCAGGAGTATGGTTAATACCTAACTTTCTGTTGATAGTATAAACTGTTGTGCTAAAGTCTGGTGGTGCAATAGTAATATTAGTAAACTTACCACTCATTACTAGTGATGGATCAACAGTAAAATCAATATCACAGTTAGCATTGATAGTAATTGGAATAGGTGCATTCAAACTAATGCTACCAAAACCACCAACCAATGCATTTCCTGTATATGTGTTAGTTACCAACACATCATATGCATCAGTCTGACCATATTGATATTCTGGTTGATTAAGATAGTCAGGTTCCAGATCGATTGGCATCTGGAGTGTCATATTTGGTACACGAAATTTTCCTTCAAATTCAGGAAACTCTCCCGTAAATGCAGTATCAGCACCATATGTGTCACCAATAATTGATGCCAACAGTGGATATCTCGCTGCATCTTGTAGTCTGCCATCGCAGACAATCCAACCTTGAGGGATGTTAGACAGGGCGAAACCTGTATTACCATCCCCCGACCAAGGCATGATAGTGCCAATCTTGGCATTTTTCATGAACTTGACTATACCGTATCTTACTGCCATTTGTTCCTTAGAGTTCTACGATCCACCAACCGCGTAGGTCTGTTGGAATTTCAGATGCGTCAGGATCACCAACTGCATCAGATGCACCAACATAAACCAGACCGAATGATGCGTTCCTTGTTTGAACGATCATCTCACCGCTGTTCCATGCGATTGCGGATGGAGCAGCAGATCCTGCAGATGCCTTAGTACCAGTGCTATCACCTTGGATAGGAACAGCAGTTGTTCCGATAGGTAGAGCACGAATAATGAGGCTAGCAGCATAAGAAAGATTGCCACTAATATCAATGAACCTGATCATGTCACCTGTTTGTGCGTCAGATGGTAGATAAACAACCATGTTTCCGCTAGATGATGGGTTACATAGATAGTTGCCATTAGACTGAAGTGGGTTACCAACAACTTGTCCAAATCCAGTAGTGGATGCTGCGAGATATGTCCAGCGGCGACCACCATTAGCATTGAAGTATCTTCTAATACCGAATGCATCAACAGATCCATCTTGGTACATGATGAAGTCTTTAGGACCAGCGCCAGTGTTACCAGCACCACCCAAGTTATCAATATGTAGGACTTCAGAAGTGCTATCTGCGTTTTCAATGATCTGTCCCTTAATGTATAGGGAAGCGCCCATTTCAACAGAACCATCATCGTTCTGTACTCTGAATTGAACATCATTGGTGCAAACACCGTTCTCTTGACAAGTCTGCTTGAATACTCTCAACTGACCGAAGATGTCTGCCCTACCGTTGAGGTACATACCACCTTGTCCAGTTACTGGATCAAGGATTGCACCATCGCCAGGGTGACCATCATCGTTGGCAACGTTAAAGATAAGCGTCTTGCTATCTGTGCCATACATTCTAAGGTTACCAGCCTTGATATTGATATCATCGTTGACGGTTAGTTTACCACCACCAAAGTATCTTCTAATATCTCTTTCTGGATCAGTTGCAGTGAGAGAATCTCTGATGCTCTTAGGCATCTTGACACCGAAGGAACTGTCAACGTT